TCATACCGCGCTTGAGACGCAACACGGCCAACCCCTGCAGGATCTCCCTGAACTCCTCCGCCACCAACATCTGCCCTTTACCATAGGCGAGGTCTTTGGCGTCATGTGAGGACTCCACATTGCTCACGATAAGAGGCTCAATCAACCAGTCCACCGAATCAATGACCACGGTCTTGAACTCGTGGTCCTCTTTGATCAGTGTCTTGATCGACTCCACCACCTCATTGATGTGCGTCGCACGGGGGAAGCTCGTCACGTCTAGCGAGTCCAAACCGTCTTCCGTACTGATAAAGATGGGGTCAGGGAACTGGCTAGCGAGCGTAGACTTGCCGATACCGTGTCCGCCGTAAATCACCACGCGCGGCGGCACGTCTTGTTTACCCTTGCGTAGGGTGTCTTGCCACGAGGGCGCCTTTTCTTTTGACATTTTGTTCTCCTTTCTTGGGTTTTGGCGGTTAGTCGTCCGCCGAATCAAACTCGTCATCGGCCTCGTCAGTGGTGCCGAAGTCCCACCGTTGAGGCATGTATTCAAAACTGTCTCGGTCCCAACTGAGCACATTGACCACGTCGTTGCCCTCAGAGACCACACTCATACAAACCGCGCAGAGCGTCGGGTCGCCAATCATCAGCAGGTAATCCCCCGAAACCCAATTAGCCAATATGCGTCGGGCACGGCTGACCATGCTCGCGGTGTTGTAGGGTTTGCGCGGTTTGCCGAACACCGCCCGGAGTTGCCCGTAACGCTTCGCGTCAGACAAGTCCTTAGTGTTGTCAACCTGCACGACGTACACTGTTTTACTGTTCCACTGTTCCATTTTTACGCTTCCTTACTGGTTTTGGTGGTGGGGCGATGAGTTCATGTTCCTCAGCTTTTAAGTACTCTGAACAACCTACCGCAACCGCTATCTTGATGGCCTCCCGGCGGTACCAGCCATAATCGAGGTCTGCCGGGTGGGTTGTTTTGTCTAACATCGTCATGCACGCCCGGGCGCCTTCGGTCTTGGGTACTTTGTTACCATTTTTAACATACCGTATCGGTTCTAGTGCGGGGTCATTTGACTGGTACCACCGCACCACTTTACCCAGGTATTCACCCATCTGCTCACCCCCGCCCGTGACGTTGCGGGCGCTGATGAAATCACAAAAAGGCGCGTTACGGATAGTCTCCTCAAAGGGTACACCGTTAGCCAACCACTGCCCGACGGCATCCGAGCAGACCTGCGCCGTGGGGTTCTTCTTCAAACTCAGCGGGGAGTAAATACCCTTGACTTTGAGCGAACGGTCGGGCTTGACCGCGATGTAATTGTTGACGTCCTTCATCGCCAGCACGCGGTAAGGCGTGAACTCAAACGCGAACTGCGAGACCTCGCTAAACCGGTTGACCACTTTTTGAACAGTGCTCTCAGACTGCCGAGAATACCGTATCGCGATACCGTCGGTGTTAGCGCTCAAAGTTGTAACCCCGGCGTGTTCAAGCCACTCGATGAGCATGAGCAGCGTGAACTGACCCGTCAGCGTCACCGCCAACATCAAGTCCGGCGAGTACAAGACGGAGTACTTGCTAGCCAACTTACCGAACGTACCGTTCAGACTAATCTTCAACGTGGCGTCGGTGACTTTGTCGCCGTTACGCTTAGCCTCCAGCCGCCGTTCGTAGATCTTCCGATACTCATCGACGAACGGGCGCCCAAGGGCGGCGGGCACAAAACCGCACTCAAGAATAATTGACGGATAGAAAGACGCGGCATCAATGTCTGTGATGACGTCATCTCCTGCGATGTGGCAAACCTGCTTGTCGTGAACACTATGTATACCTCCTACTCCGAGTTGGTATTCACCAGTGCCGAACTTAACGGTCTGTAAACCCAAAAAGTCAGGCAGCTGGACGTGGCCAGTGGCTTGGTTCATGTTGAAGGTGTGCTCGGAGACCCGATCAAGCAACGCCTGCAACTCAGCATTCATGAATTTTAGAAAAGCGGGCGGTGTGTAGGTGACAGTCTTGGGTACTTCGTTGTCGCGACGCTTGAGCGACATGCTAGTGATGTAGGCCTGCTCAGCCATTTGAGAATCAGACTTGCTGCGCATGTCCGCACCGTAACGCCGGCTCATCTCAACCCGCAGCAGGACTTCTTTCTCAAGCTGACGCAGCAGCTCCGCTGTGGTCTCAACGTCGTTGTGGCAGTACTCAAGTACTCAAGTAGCATCGGCTCCTGCTCGTCAGTGACCATGGTGTCGTGTGCGATCGGCATGTCCTGCAGCCGAGGCATATGCATACGCGCACCGTAGGCCTTCAAACCCACAAAAGACGGCGCAACCTCAATCAGGTCAATGTCATCGGTGATGACGTCCCGCAGGCTGAACTTACGCATCGCTGCCCAGGGCGAGAGCCGGCTCGTGATAATGTCATCAGCGATGCGCTTGATTTCCATCTCGGTGCGGCCTTGGCAGAACGCCGCCACCACCGCGTTGTCAAAAGACTTGCTGTTGAACCCGACGAACGTCGCATCAGGCTGCTGGACGAACGCCCGCAACCGCTCCGGCGCACGGTCATCGTGACGCCAGAGGTCAAACCACTCACCCGTCTCCACGTTCAGCGCGCAGAACAACGTGCGGTTGGGGAGGGTTTCGGTATCAAACACGAAGGTGGGCATCTCAGTCTTGGTTAACGTAAGCGCCAGTGGCGTCGCCCTCAAACGTCAGGGTGACTTCGCCTTTGGCGGGGGCGGAGGCTTTCTCAAGCTCGATCAACTTCTCAATAAAATGGATCGCTTTCTCAAGGTCTTGAATGCCGTTCTTCTCAGGGTAACGCTCGACGTACTTCGTGATGCAACCCACAAAGTAACCGCGACCGAACAACCGCCACTGGCGGTCCCAGTGCTCCTCACCGCCTTTCTTGTAATGGCTGCCGCCGACTTGTTTATTATTCGCACTCATTTCAGCTGCTCCTTAATAAAACTTTTCAAATCGCAGAAATAATTTACACAAACACTAGGCCAAATACGATCTTCTAAATAAGCTAATCCGCGGTTAATAATTTCAACGGCTTCTCTGTTACCCAATCTGAACTCTTGTGTGCAGAACAATATTAAATCTGACATGTCGGCAAATTTCAAAATAAGACGTTCTTCTTCTGTCAAGTCAGCGTTTAAACCTAACCTTTTTTCAACTTCTGATTCTACTTCAAGCAGCGCTTCTGCAAGTTTAGGAAACTGCCACTTTGTCGGCGCACTTATGTCTCCGGTAACGTGTTCGGCAACGTCATGATAGAGTGCCGCTTTTAGCAGATTCACGCTAGGGTTCGGTAAAATGTCACATATTAAAACCGCAACACCCCAAGAGTGCGCTGAAACTAAATTTTCACGCAGCATCGTCACAGTGTGAAACCGCTTAACATCGCCGCCTTTCCTAAGTTGTAGTATACGGTTCATTTCACAACCTCACTTTTCCAAAATGACCAGAGTATTTGAAATGATTTGCTAAATGCGGAGAAGAATTTACTCTACCGCAAACTAAACATTTGTATAAAATCTTGGTTACTTTTCTACCTAACTCGGCGCGCTGCTCTTTGGTAAAACCATGTATCCCAGTCTTATTCAGCACCGCGGCTTTTCCAGAACTTAACCCGCCTCTACGCCTAGCACCTTCACTATAGATAGAAACACCTAATTCCTTTTGCCTGTTATGCGACTTCTCCATGTTCTCTTTGGAAAACATACCCGTCTTAGCTTTCAAATGTTTACCAACCATGAGGTTTGAATCATTTGTCATTTCAGATTTTGTACGGCTATGAACACCGGATTTTTTAAAAACGGTGATCATCGCGGCTTTCTTCGGATTTATCAAATTATCATTATTATGCGTATTGTAAAAATCTTCAGATTGCGCCGCGCCGTATATTTTCAAAAGACTTGTTTCAACCTTGTAAACGTAGTCTGCCGTCCCGGTGACAATGATTTGTTTTTCAAACCTGCCTGGCTGGGCTTTAAACAAGTGGGAAACCGCTTCACTACTGGTGAAGTAAGTTTCCCCTAATTCTTCCGGACAGCATCCTGAAGCTGACCGGCAACCTATATACCGGTCAATCTGTCAGTAAGTCTATAAACATATGGAATAGTCATGTGAGAGTTCTCCAGTTAGTAGTTATGTGAGTTATTTTAGCCCAATTTCAAAATAAAAGCAAATTACTTTTTACCAGTACCCGCACTGACTTCTTTCTGACGCTCACGGCGGTCAATCCAATCAAACGCAGCTCGTCGCCAGTCCTCGGCGCGTATCTGCTGAGCGTAATAACGTCCGTCTCCGGCATGCGCACGACGCACCTTGCTGATCATGGCCATGGGGTGTGCAACGCGCTCAAAGAACGGATTCGCGTATTTGATACGCTCGTTGAACGGGTCGGTACAAAACATCTCGCACTCGGTCAGGAACAACTTGTACTCGCCGTTCATCATCAGCGGCAGGGGGCGCACCGTGCCAGCGGAGTAATGGTCGTACTGCTCAGCCACCGGCGGGTTCAGCAGGTACTTCTGCGCATCATAAAGCTCGGTGTAGAGGTGAAAGTTGTTGCTCACCTGACGGTACACACCGATTCTGTGCCCCGTGGCAGCAGCTACAAACTCCTGCAGGATGCTGAAGTGAACAGCGTTGGCACCATACGCACCCCACCAGATATCATTGCTGCGGTTGAAGACGGTCATGTTGAGCCGGTCAGCCCGAACGTCAAACACGATTTGCGTGTTGCAGGCTTTGTCCTTAGTCTTCTTGGTCAGGTCGGTTTGATCCCAAATCTGAATAACCGCCTGCCGGGTCGCAGGGTCACGACGCAGCAGCCTGATGACCTCATCAAGCTGATCCCTGCCGAAGTGCTGCCGCCAGCGGTAACCATAAGCCGCATTGAAGTTCTTGCCGTCATCCGAGTACTGATTGATGGTGCGGTTGAACAGCGAAAGGAACCCAACGTCACGCCGCCCCGCGAGCATCCAAATCGACTCCATCAGGTGGAAGATCGGATTGGCGTCCCGCCCCCCGTGAAACAACACCCGCTCAGCGGGACAGGTGTACACCGTGGTCACTAGTTCCGGGTGCACCAGCGCTGGTCCGTTGCGGGTTTGTTCGGGTTGCAGGTTCAGCGTCTTGAGTTTCCAAAAGATCTCGCTGAACGCTTTGTTGACGTTACGCACTACAAGTTCCATGGTTAAAACTCCTTTTCAGGTTGATACACACTTTTCGGCTTGCCCTCACCCAGTACGGTGCGGCAGTATTTACTGAACTCACACATGCAGTTCTGAACGTCGTGCAGGGTGAGGTCTTTAATCTCAAGCTCTCGTACAACGGCTAGCCAGATTATGACTAGTTGAGTGTTGAAATCTTCCTGCGTCCAACCCGCGTTAGGACTGCGGTTGAGCAGGTAATTCAACCCGCGGCTGCTGCCCGGACCGATGGGCGCATATGTGTAA